CCAAAATTTTTCATTTCTTCATGTATATAATCTAATTCTTCATTTGTTAATTGCAGCACAGTGCATATATGTTGTTCAGACAATTCGTTTGTATAATTGTCGAACCAAGGAATATACTTCATTTCACCACGATGATTGTTGTTGTTAATTTTTACACAATATAGCATAAACATCATTACGTCAGTATCATAGCATTTCATGAAATTTTTACATTCAGCTACTGTATCAAAATTCCAATTTAGCTGAGAACCGTCATACTTGCACGTAACTTTTGTAAAATCTGTGTAAGCTTTAGCACCAAATAATGTAGTCCAATCCCAACATGGCACACCGCATTTGTGGAAATTTCCACGAATGCCAGTATTATGAACATAAAATTCTTTATGAAAATCTACACAATTGAAGTCATTCAAACTTTTGTGAGTCTTAATATAATTCAAATTTTTCTGCCAAATAGACTTTGCTAAAACTCTATTTTGAAATTTATCATATGCAAGTTCATCTAAATTTACATAACGCACATTACTGAACACGTAAATGCCTACGTTATTAGCAAGAGCAACGTTATCAAACGGATTTGCAATATTTTCATGTGACTCGCATGTTAGAACAGATTTGTAATGCGTATAATACTTATTGTACTTTAACGCATACGTCCATTGTGTAGGACACAACCACACGATGTTACTACTATGTTTTGACATAATTTCAGCAATACGCAAATACAAAGGATTTCCAGCACCAGAGTATGGAGGATTTCCGATTACTATGTCAAACTTCTTGCGCCATACAGCTTCTTTAGACTTAATGTGTACTAGCATCAGTCAAACAGGACTTGATGCCAATATACAGTATAGTAAGTTGCAGCTAGCAATGTTTACTGAACGAGTCAGACCATGTTGATAGACATTCACCTCGTAAGATATTTGCTCACTATGTTCTGCTGCATCCTGTTCAGTTCATGTTCTGTCCATCTTTCAGCTCTTGCCTTCTGCTTCACTTTGTTCATTGTTGCGGCGTCACCATACTTCAGACAGCAGCGTAATGCACGAAACAACGAGACAGATGAGTCGCCGATTGCCCTTCAGATGTGGATAAGGTGTGCTCATGTAATGCGTCACTGTGTCATAGTTTGCACAAAGTCCATCATGTGCAGACGCTGTTGTCTGTCTAATGGCTTTTGTGTCACGAATTGTGTCAATTGCCAAGTTACTTCTAGCCACACGCCAGATGCATTTCCACATGTCTTCTGACAATCTTCGTGAAGGTTCATTCAGTAGACATTTCTGCAGTCTGCCTGTGTCTAGACGTGTGACTCCGTGAACGACGTGTCAATCTGGATGGATTTGCACAGGCTCTGTCAGCTGAGTTCCTGAACAGTTTCTCGTTTATTGCTTGCCATATAGCTTTATAGCACTTTGCACATACTTCTTCATGCTCGTCTGCAATTTGGACAATGATATGAAGTGACTTGCTGCCTGAGAAAGTTGCACGGGTGACATATGGCTGAACTTCTTTCAACAGATTGCATTGATCTTTCAATGACAATGTGTCAGACTCGAACAGAAATCGTGTGTGACTCTTCACATTTGCGTCACTTCGGCTGCTCAAGTCTTTCAGCTCGTTCAACACCTCAAACTCATAGCCGAATCAATGATGGGTCTGTCGTATTCTGATAGCGATTGCTGTAAGTTGTCACCATACAATACTCTCCGAGAACTTCTCCATTGACTCAGCATCTACAGGCCTTCCGCCAATAGTGATCTGACAACGATGTTCAGACTTTTCGATATGCTCATAAGGCTTTGCAATAGTTGTGACAGCATCAATTACATATTCTTCTTGTGCATTCATTAGTTGTTCTCCAATTGCTTAAGTGTCATGTGCGTCAAACACATTTTACGATCTCCTGCGACAGGTCTGACTTTCTTACATTCAAAGTTTGTCTCTAAGAACTTGAACAGTTTCTTCGAATCTTTAGACTTCGGTTCAATCCTGTAGCTCTTAGACAGATAGCTGTTCGGTGCTTCGAAATGAACATACTTTGACCAAGCTTCGTAAATCTGTGAAATAGACACACAGTATCTAGCTTCCTTAGTGATGTCAAAGTAAGTGTCAATGAACTTTTGGAACACCTCTTCATCTTCTTGATCGTCAGCTTCTTCTTCATAAGTCTTCTCGTTCCAGTTACAGAACTTGTGACCACAGAGCAATTGCTTCTCGCACATGTTCTTGAAAAGTTCAAATACATCTGCATTGTCATCTGCAAGCTTAGTCATGTCTTCGTCACTGCAGAGATTGAGTGCGTTTGCTTGAATAAGTCCAGGATAATGTTCTGTCATGTAGAGCTTGTAGTCAACTGCCCATTGAAGAAAGTCCTTCTTTTCAGCAAGCAGCAGCTGAACCATTGTGTGCTTTTCGATAGCCGTCTTTCTAGTATAGTTCTTTTTGAACACAAGTGGCATTGCTCTTGACTTTCCATGTTCACTGTTCACAAAGAATGAATTGTTAGTTGCAATTGCAACACAGATTCCTTTAGGGCTATACGAGAAAGAGTTCTGATTTTTTCGTTCAAGTGTCAAAGTGTCACCACCAGTCAGTCCTTTGAACTTGTCAGCTGCAAACAGTTTTGACACAGAACGACAATCTGTGAGAGTGATAAGTTTCTTGTTGAACACCTTTTGCAGTCCGAATCTGTCTTCTGGTGCAAAGTCTGCAGGCTGCATCTGTGCAACATAGTCAAGTCCAACGATATCGTTCAAGATTTCAAGGAATGTTCCTTTGCCGTCTTCACCTTCACCACCTATCACCATGACTTGTCTGCCACAGTAGTTTGCGTTAAGAGTGTTGTCAATGAAGTGCGCAATCTTCAACTTGTCCATCAAAGGGTCATAGAATCTGTCATTATTCAAGAACATTGCCCAAGTCTTAGGCAGTTTCGGCATCTCTTCACGGAGCATCGGTGTCGGATATTCAATATGCTTGATTGCTAGTTCATTCTTGTCATTGCTGAACAGTTCGATCTTCTTGACACGTGAAATGTCAACTGAATCTAGAAGATGTTGTGACATTGTCTTGATGATGTTCTGATATTTCCATGTCGATCCAGCACCATAGTTGTCGAGTGCAATCTCTACACCATCGTACACCCAATTTGTCTTTTTCTCACCTTCGACACCTTTGTAACGAACTGTCAGCTTCAACATTTCAAGAAACGTTCTAGGCACAGTTCCATCAGCAAGCAGCATCTGTTCAGGTGACATGTCAGAATCAGATGTCCATGTCTCAATTATTGTCTTGATCGTCTTGTTCCATTGTGCGAACTTTTCTTGATACTTAGCCATGAACTTTGGCCAAAGCTGCTCATCAGCATCTAGTGTGTTTGCAAGAAGTTCACGTTCAGAATTGAGCTTGATACGCAACGGAATCAGCGAGCCATCAATTTCAAAGTAAAGATTGTTCGATGAATCTCTACGCAGATGGTCAAACAAGAACTCGTCATCAGCTTTCGTGAACTTGCTCGTAAAGTCGGGTGTACTGAACAGTTGAACGTTTTGTGTCCTGTATTGATAACCGGTTGTCTTTTACAGAGTCAAGAATATGTCCTGCATCAGAAACATGTGAATCTGTCTCAATCTTCAGTTCTAGACACTCTTTGCGCAAAGTCATCAAGTCTGCTACGAACTGATCGAATGAATAAGTTTCTTTGAAGAATCTGTCAAAAGTACTACGTTTGCAAGTGACCATGACTTTCTTGCCATCTTCACCGTTCTCATATGACACTAAGAACTTGTCACAGCCTTCATTGTTCAAATGTTTTTGTGTGTACTTCACCACAGTGTCATAGAACATGCGTGCAACAACAACTCCATACTTGTTGTTTGGATACAGCATGTTTGATTTTAGTTTGTCTGTGAAATAGTCTTGAGCTTGATTTAGTCTATCTTGAATATTACTCATAATGTATCCTCTTTTTATCTATTTATGATATAATTTAGTTAGTTTCAGCAAAATTATTAAAAAACTTGTAAGTTATGTTCAGAATATTGTTCATGTCGACTATGACATTGTCTTTTTCTGACTTGTCACAGTCTAGATAATACAGTGTGTTCTTTCCACGTGATATAGCAACATACATTGCATTGAAGTTCTTCAGATTCTTGTCAATCGGTGTCATGAAAACACAGACGTTATCCCATTCAAGACCTTGTGAACGATTGACTGTAATAGCATATCCAGGTTCAAACTTATAGTCAAGTGTCTTTTCGTTGACTAAGATATTTGCACCTGTCAGTTTTGACTCTAGCACATACTTGTCACCGTTCATGTATTTGAACAAGAATTGTTCATTACGTTTAGTCTTATAGTCGCCAATAATATTTGTGTCAGAACAAATCAGTTCAACATCATTACAGTTATGCAGCGTCTTTGACAAAATGACTCTATAAGTTTCTTTCACTTTGCCGTTTCGTTCAACTATATGTTTGTCAGCTACAACAGCATCTTTACCGAAACGCGTAGCCATCATGCAACAGTTCAATGAATCTACAGTCTCGTTTGCACCAGTAATGCATACATCGATATTCTTCCAGTCAAGAGATGCTAAGTCTTTGACAATGAAAGGACAATTGTCAACTTTCTTGTTCTGAACAGATTCTATGAATTTCAAATATGTCGGATTGTTCATGAACCTGTACTGTATGTCATGCTGTATCACTTTGTGCATCAGTCTCGGATCTGTCATGAACGAATACTGCAGAGAGCCACTGCCCAAGAACGTCGGAATCTGGTCGATGTCACCCATGATGTAAAACTTAGCTCTAGGGTTGGCAATCAACAGTTCGTCTAACAGTTCGGCCCATTCATAACCCCATTGACTGAATTCGTCTATCACAACTATGTCACAGTTCGATATAAGTGCTTGATACTTCATCAAACGTTTTTGACTGAAATAGAACTGACAAGCTGTACACGAGAATGGCGTTACAGATGGCGCTTTGTCTTTGAACATGCAACCTATCGTGTTAGACAATGACACAACTATGCTCTTCTTGTCTTTGTTCTGATTCACTATCTTCGCTATGCATGAAGACTTTCCACAGCCAGCATGACCATTGTGCAATTCAATGTCATCTATTCTTTCACACAAAGTCTTGTACAGGCTAGACATAGAATCTGCAATTTGTGCAGGAACATGTGTCTTGACATCAATAGTAGCTAACAGTTTGTCAAACGACTTGTTCAATAAACTTCTATATGTGACTTCGTCTAGCCAATTCTTTAAAGCTTTGGGCAGTGCTTTTGTTGCAATGTCACGTCTAATCTTTTTCACAGTCAAGTCATGAACTTTCAGTGACAAAGACTTTGATTCAGCCAACTGTGTTCGATAAAGTTCATCTACAGGCCATATGTATGCAACTAGCTTGTCTGCTCGTACTTCACCTGTCTTCAAGAACAAGTTTCGAGCTTGAGCTAGAAGCGTTGAACATGCTTTAATTTGCAAGTAAGTCTTCATAGACATCGATTTCGGCATCAGCCCTCGTGACTTTTCATAGGTGTCTTTGTCAACTATGATTCGTGTATAGTCATCAATGTTTGTTGTCTTGTCTATTTGACTAAGTAAGATTTGTCCGTTGTGTCATAATGTCCTCTTATGTAAAAAGTGACGCCTTGCAATTGCAAAACATCACTTTATCAACAAAAGAGGATATTATGACATTTTGCTCAAGGCAATCGTTTATGAATACAATATAGTATATTCTACTAGTATTGTATTCATACTATATTTATGACAAGAGATTGACAAATTTTGTCAATCTTTATGTTTGTGACCAGTCATACTCGTCTGATTTCTGTTTCAGCATTTGTCATTGTTTTTGACTCTTGTCACAAAATTCAAGCGTATACTAGAATGCATCTGGTGACAAATCGTCATCAAAAATGTCTGGTCACAAACTGGTCACATTATTCTGATTTTGTGTCAACAGATTTTTGATCTAGCCATATCCAGACAACTCTAGTCACATGACACAAAAGTACATAAAATTAAATATTATCTTAATAGCTTATCAGAAGAGTAAGTTGTATAGTTAATAAAAGTAGTATAATATGAATTTTCCAGTTTATGTACTTTTGTGGATTTGTGACCAGCCTTACGGGCGTAATACATCGTGTTGACACAAAGTCGTAGAAAGTGTGTCATTTTGTGACCAAGTTTGTGACCAGTCATACGAAACTTTGACAGAGATGATCAAGCGTCTGACAGAATGTTTGACAATGATTAATGACCGCATTTTATCTAATACAAAGCACTAATCTTTTTATTATATTGTAATTGATTAATACTTATCATGTCATTTGCAGCACAGGCTCATGCAAGTGACAAAACGAACAACTGAGCCATTATGAGGAAAATGAACATATGTTTGACAAATTTGCAAAATTGACAGAATCTTTCGGCATTGACATAACACCACATATGAGCATGAGAGAAGTTACAGGAACGTTCATCTGCACAATCACAGACATAGTCAAGACCAAGAGCCAGAAAGGCAATGACATGGTGAAGATAGTGTTCAAGGTGCTTGATGGTGAGCATAAAGGTGGAACGTTCAATCACTACATGACATTGACTGACAAGACTGCTAAGTGGACAGCTGTGAACCTTGGCAATCTCGCACTGAATGTCTATGGTGTTGCTGAGGACAGAATTGTTGAAGACGTGACTGTTCCTGATGACATGGTGCGTAATTGTGTGGCTGAATTGCAGAAGAAGATTAACAAGACTGAAGTGAAGATAACTGTAGTGCGTGAGCAGAACGGTGAGTTCATGAACAACAAGATTGATTGGCCCAGAGCGACAGCAAACACGGATGATGATGATTTCTATAGCCAGATTGACAAGCAGAACTAAAGACATATCACCTTCATAAGAGATCACCCAGATGTCGAACGATGTCTGGGTGTTTTTTTGTGTATAGATATCATGAGGGATGAACATATGCAATACTTCAAGTTTACAGAATTTACACACTCGGCGACAGCTGACCTGTTGCGGCATAGTCAATGTGCCTGATGACTTTGACATAGTCGAGAACATCATATGCTTGGCTGGTCTACTTGACGAAATCAGAAACGAGCTAGGTGCACCGATCTATGTCAACTCGGGCTACAGATGCAAGAAGCTCAACAGTCAACTGAATGGGGCTGAACATAGTTGGCACATGCAACGGGCTAGCTGCTGACATACACTGCAAAGACATGGCTAAGTTGAAGAGCGTCATAGCAAACTATCTTGACAGGCTCTGTGAATTTGGCATCTACAAGGACTCACGTGGCAAAGATGTATGGTTTCACATAGCGTTGAAAGTCAGAGATGTACCATATAAATTCTTCATAAAGGATGTGTCATGATCGAGAAAGAACGACTCAATGCACTTGCAGAGAAGTATGCACACGAGCAGCACATGACACTTGCAGAAGCTGCTGAATTTGCTGACATGATGTTTCAGATTGCGCGAATAGTCTATCTTCGTGTATGCAGAACACAGCATATAATGAGCATGGACGACATGCTGCAAGAAATGATCGTGTTCGAGCTTAAAGCTGTCAAGAAAGCGAAGAACTTCAGCAACATATATGGCCTGTGCTACATGAACTGCAGATGGTGTTGGCTGAACATAATGAACAGGTGGAAGACACATGTAGACGTAGACGAGATGGAGAGACTGACAGACCATCAGACGCTGAAGACAGACATCAAAGGAGACTTAATCTATGAATATCAATGAATGGTTGCAGAAACATTTCACATCTATTGAGCTGTCAGACTCGCCCATAGAGACACATGTCACATCAAGCAATGGTTCAGTCGTAAAGACAGTGCGCAAGCCTAGCAAGCTATGTGTTGACTTGACATATGCACTGCTTGCAACTGACACAATAGACGAATTCAAGAAAGCCGTGTTCAGTCACCTTCCTGTTGGCACAGTCATAGTCGACATTGACCAAGACTGGTACGACAGCAAGTTGCTGCAGCTGCGACAGACACTGACCAAGATGCTGATGAACGAGAAGTCGAGACAACTTGCTGACAGATATTTCAAGATATTAGAGCGTCGTGACAGAGAGCATTGGCGAGACAGCAGCAAGTCGATGAACGTGACAGCTAAGACACAAGACACGAACATACAGATTACTTTCAGTGACGTATGACAAAGCACATAGACTACAAGCTGCTCAAGCATCAGAAAGCTTTCTTCAACAGCACCAAGCCGTTCAGCATCTTGCTATGTGGACGTGGCTCAGGCAAGACTTATTGCGCTAGTCTGCTTGCAGCTGTCAAACTGATCCAAGGTGAGCGCATCATGGTGTTTGCACAGAACTTCAAGTCACTGTCAGAGAACCTGTTCAGCGAGATCTTGAAGAGACTAGACGAGATCGTCCCGAATCAGTACACTTTCAGTAGACAGACTATGAAGCTGACATTTGGTGACACCGGCTGTCTGTATGGATTGAGCTATGAGAACATTGACTCAGCTAGACGGGTTCACGGACATATCGACGGTCATATTTGACGAGCTAGCACTAGCACCAGCAAACGTTCTAGAGACAGTCTCATTCTGTATGCGTGGAAAGAACATACATCCACACATTTACGCCATGACAACACCGCGTATGTTCAGCTGGTTGAACAGGTACATTGAAGAGAATGCGCAGAACATAGACTTGATCAGAGCGACTACACTTGACAATGTGTTCATATCACAAGAGCAGATCGACCTGATGAAGTCAACATGTGCAAACGACAAGATGCTACGTCAAGAGCTCTATGGTGAAATCGTAGAAGACACAGATGCAGGCTCTATCTTCACGTTTGACATATTGAACAGGACTAATTCACTTAAGACAGACTTAGCGTATAACATTCGGCATAGACTGCAGTGGACTTGGCACAGACTTTAACGTCATAGTTGCTAGGAATGACACAGGCATATTGAAGATCAAGCGCTATCAGACCATAGAGCCACAGCAACTTGCGACAGAAGTCTTGAGCATCATACACGAGTTTGGACGAGACAGACTGTCACAGATATTCATAGATGAAGCGTATCGGACTAGACTTGGCGTACAGACTTCGAGACCATGGATATGCACCAACACTCATAGCATTTGGTGGCAAGCCTGTCAATTCAGCTTACATGAACAGACGAGCAGAGATGTACTTCGCGCTGAAGAAGACTGTCGAGAATGGCCTGTATGGCTTGACAGAAGACATAAAGAAAGAGTTGGCTATGACGCGTTACATACAGACTTCAACTGGCAAGTTGCAGATCATTCCTAAGGGTGACATCAAGCTCAATCTTGGTCATTCACCTGACACGTCTGATGCACTTGCACTGACATGCTGCAGCAGTCTTGCGTCTAGACGAACACCTGCTGCTAGGAAAGTTGACCAAGCACGTTACATGCTAGACTATTAGCAATCTATTAGCAATCTATTAGCAATCTATTAGCAATCTATTAGCAATCTATTAGCAAGATTTATCTTTAATAGTTGAACAATACTAAACTCAGTTTGAGGATTTGAATGAACGAAGAAGAACAGAACATTGCGCCTAGCCTGACAGAGACTGAATCTGCAGAACCGGTTGAAGTTGAGCAAACTAGCACATCTGATTTAGGCGAGTCAGAGACACAGCAGCAAGAAGTTGACACGAGACCTGCTAGAGAGAAGTACACGAAAGAAGAACGCATCACTCATTCTTTCAAGAAGCAGTTTCAACGTCAAGCTAGACGTCACTCAGCAGAACTTGCAGAGAAAGACAGACAGCTGGCAGATCTTGCTGCAAGACTGGACAGACTAGAGAACCCAGAGAAGTATCGAGAGAAGACTCGAAATGATTTCGCGACTGATGATGACTACATCGATCATCTTGTCCAACATAAGCTTGACGCTATGCTGCAGAAGTCTTCAGAGGAAGCTGCACAGCAACAGGCTAGACAGCAAGAGCTAGATGCACAAGTCGAAGAATATCGTGACAGACAGCAGCAGAACATAGAACGACTCTATCCATCTGAATCTGAACGTTCTGCTTACTATTCTGCAGTCAAGTCGGCTATCGATGCTGGTCTTGGCAAACTCTTAGACACTGACCCAGAACTTTCACAGTACATCATGCGTTCGGAGTACGGCCCTAAGATCATGTACAGACTCGCAACAGACAGAAAGACAGTTGAAGAGATGTTCAGGTCTACGAACAAGCTTGACAGACAGTTCAAAGTCAGAGAGCTTGAACATGCGCTCAGCAGAACTGGACGTAAGCCGCTTGGCAGAATTGGCCAGACATCAGAACGACATGACACATTTGACTCAAATAAATCCATCTTAGACTATCTGGCTAAGAGAGGATAAAGGACACATATCATGGCAAAGCAGTTTGCAAACAATCTTAAAGTTAAACTCATCGCTGGTGCAGTCTACAGCAACGTTCCGTATGTCAAGAAAGCACACAGCTACATTCCGCAGTCTGAACTTGAAGGCAAGAAGTACGGACGCACCTATAAAGTCTACATTCCTGATCCGGGCAAAGCTGTTGACGGACTCGTTGCATCTCCTGACGATGTTCAAGAAGTCGAAGTTGATGTGACTCTCAACAACATCAACACTAGTTTGAACGTTGATGCTTGGGACAATCTGACCAATGTCGAATCTTTCGTTGACGAGATTGCTAATCCGCGTGGACGTATGCTTGCACGCACAATCGAGAAGAAAGCTATTGACGAAACCATCTTCAGAGCTGCACAGGCTGTAGTCGGTGCTCAGTCTCTTGAAACTTTGGCTAAGGCATCTGGCTGTCTTGACGAAGCTGGTGTTGCTGGCACTAAGGTCTCTTTCATCAAGCCAACTGTTGGTGCTGAACTTTCTGCACAGGCTCTTGGCAAGTTCATTCCGAATGACATTCAGGCTGACATCTATCGTGACAAGTATCTCGGACAGTTTGCTGGTGCGTCTCAGATTGAAGAGTCTCTTCTTCCGACTGTAGTTGGTGACGACTCTACAATCACGATCACACTCACCAAGAATGCTGACGATGCGACTGTCGTTGACCCTGTCTCTGTTGCGACTGGTGCTAAGAAAGGCCAGGCTTACAAAGTCGAAGGTCTCAAGATCGTTGACAAGAACGGCATCAAGACTGATCAAGACTACATAGTCGTTTGCACCAAAGACGGTGAAATTCCTGAAATCCGTGTTGCTTGCAATGACTTGACAGGTGACTCTTCTAATGCGAATGCTTGGATCGAAGCCTATGCTGCTACACTCACTGGCACCAACATCTTGACCAATGGCAAAGAATATCTTGTCGGTCAGGTCAGAACAGAATCTGCTGTTGGATTTGACAGCTATAAGTTCAGCGATCTTCCGGGATCTGAGACAGAAACATACGACTTTGACGGTATCTCTGTCAAGATGTCTAAGTTTGGTGACGGCATCAACATGCGCAGTCTCGTAAGACTTGACATTCCGTATGCTGTGTCGCTTCCTGATCATCGTGAAGCTGTCATTGCATATTTCGAGAAGTAATCAAACAATAGAGCTGTGTCTTCGGATGCAGCTCACCCCGAGGCACATATGAACGTTCAGGTCAATGAAATTATTCAAGACGCATTCAATCGCTGCACACTAGTTGGTGATGGCATGACAGTCACAGGCACACAGGCGTCTGTAGGTCTTAGAGAGCTCAACAATGTGCTAGCAGAGCTGAATACTCAAGACTACATATCTGAGAACGTAAAGACACTTGACATAACTTCAAAGTCTGACACAATTAAGATTGCTGCTACGAATGAGCACATTGTGAAGTATTACAGCTATGAAGAAGCGTATGCAGACGTAGTTGACGGCAAGTATGAAGTTGGTGACATCGTGTATGTTGAAGAACCAACATTGATTGTCTATAAAGTCATAACTGTTCAAGGCGTGTATGGTCTCATAGGTATTCAGCAAGCTATAGTTGACGAATACTGGCCAGATGTCTGGCTAGACACAATCCCGGACAGAGTCATATCAGTTGCAAGGCAAGTTGGACAGACATGGCAGCCATTGTATCAGTCGAACCAGACACACATAGACACTTTCACCAAGCAGTCTGTTCCATCAACTTACACATGTGATCAAGGTGTCAGCTACTTCGCGAACATTGAGTTAGAGACATTCAACTTGCATCTAGACTCTTCAAGGCCGTACACTTTCAAAGTCACATATCTTGACTCGTTCAAGCAGCTCAGTCTTGATGACAGCTTGCACCTGAATCCGAAGACATTGTCTATGGTGACATGCGGACTTTGCGTCAAGCTAGCGATCAGATATAAGTTCACAGATTACATCACAGTGTTCAATCAAGAATTTGCAAACATCAAGAGAGCTGTCAAGACAATCAATAAGGCGAATCGTCCATTGGTCTATGAGCATGTCTATGAAGATCCGATGTCACGTTACTATGACGGATATGCACCTAGGAGCTGGTAATGACGAAGATAACATATGACTTGACACGGACAGACTAATGTCACAACAAACTCAGCTGTTCAGGGCGCTGCTTACAGTGTCAATTGCTACACAGAATTCAACACAGAGAAGAATGCTTATCTTGTCAGTGCACCTGGACTTAGACATGTCATGAGCTATGAAACTGAAGGGGCTTGCTGTGGTCTGTACACGTCTTCGTTCAATTCTGTCACTTTCATTGCATACACGTCAGGTGACCTGTGCTACTTGAAAGATGACAAGTTGGTGAAGCTGCTCACTATCTCAGCAAATGCTCATCCTGTCTTCGCAGAGACTAGCAACCATATGCTCATAGCTGATGGCTACACATTGTACGCTGTTGACTTGCGCAACATGACACAGACAGTCGTCACACTTCCTAAGCGCATCACAGCAGATGACGAGTATGTTCAGCCTAGCTACGTTGCAGTCGTTGACCAGACTGTGTGCATCAATGACATAGACACAGACTTAGTATACTTTACGATACGCAACCCATTGATGACAGACACACGTTCGGTGTTCGAAGTTGAAGATGGCAAAGTGGTCTATGAAGATGACGGCATCACTGTCAAAGAGAAGACTGTTTCATCTGCTGATTACATGTTTCTAGACGACTATGGCACACAGATGTACTTCACCGCGTCGTCTTCAGCTGACTTAGTTCAAGCTATCTCTTCAGTTGATGACAAGTTGGTCATATTTGGACAGAACAGCATCGAGATCAGACAGAAGCAAATCAATCAGCTTGACACGCAGACAGACGTTTCATGGCAGCTTGTGACACATACTGAGCAGAAGACTTACGGCATATATGCTGCACATTCACTTGCAAGAATCGACAAACAACAGTTCATGATCGGTTGTGGTGAAGCAACAGGTGTGTGTGTGCTTGCTATGTCTGGTGCTGAAGTCAAGCGTGTGTCACTTCCATGGATCGACAGGCTGCTAGATGAACATGCGACACATGACACAGAAGGCTGGACATACTCGTCAAACGGGCATTCGTTCTATGTCATTGTGCTCAAAGACTTCAGTGTGTGCTACGACGTCTCGACTGATCAGTGGCACTTCAGACTTAGTCGCAACTATGACTTGACCAAGACAGCTTACATTGCAAAGTATTGCACATTCAACGACGGCAAGTTGTATGTTGGATCGTCTATGAACACTTCTGTCATGCTGCTTGACGACACATACTACTATGAAGACTTGGACGAAGACACACGTGTTGCACTGTTGCGAATCAGACAGAGCCCAGTGTTCAATGTCAACTATGCACCTTTCATGATCAGTTCGGTGTCTGTCGAGATGAACACCGGCTGTGCTGCTGACTATGAAGAGCCTGCTAAGATGTTGCTGTCACTGTCTCAAGATGGTGGCTACACATACAGCAACTCGATCGAGACATCTTGCGGCAAGCTTGGTCAGTATTCGGCTAGAGCTATGTGGCTGAATCTCGGCATGACTAGACTAGCTGTCATCAGACTTGCATACTCAGAGCCGACTCCGTTCACACTCAACTATGCACACATTGACTACACTCAACTGGGGTATGCTGTATGATCGTCAACTCTGGATCGACATTGCTAGACGTCATTCAAGCTATCTCAGGCACATGGTTGCAAGAGACAGTAGATGGTTGGCGTCATATCAAGATAATGAACATAGACATCTACACACGCACTTGCTCAGCTGGCACTTGGCTCTATCCGAAGAAGCCGACTCAGACATCGGTGATATTATCTTTCAATAAAGGTGACGTATCAGGTCATGTTGTGTCACTTAACGACACATCTTTCAAGCTTGATGCGTCACAGCTCGTATTCTACTTAACAATAGGATGAACACATATGAACGAACTCATTGACAAACTCATCGACATCTTGAATGTTGAAGAAACGACAGACTCAGAGAAGATCGACCAGATCTATGACTTGCTGCAGAAGCTTGCTGTTGACACTGCTGACGAAGCTGCAGAAGACATGTCTGACGAAGAAGTGCTCAAAGCTGTAGAGGGGTAGACACATGGCATCGTCATCAGTAACAGCTGTATATGATGCATTTGACCCGGGTGATCTCTTTGGCATGCACAGTCGTCAGCGTTCACAGAGAGCTACTGAAGCGTTGAACGATGCTAAGTCTGAGATGGACGAAGCTAGTTTCAAGAACAAGCAGCTGTTAGATCAGTATCTCAAGCAAGCACGAGACACATATGCTGGTGATGCTGCTGGATACGATGCTGCTAAGTCTGACCTGCTCAATCAAGAAGTCTACACACCAGACGACTTCAAGTTTGACAAGACTGAGCAAGACTACTTCGACAAGTTCTATAACCAACGTGTCAACGCTGCAAACAGAGCTATTCGTGAACAGTCTGACGGGCTGTCTTCGTCATATCTGAACCAGTTGGCAGCTAAGAATCAGGCGCTTGCATCTGAAGCTTGGAACAATGCACTCGACAAGTATAATGCTGCTAGGTCTCAGGCGCTCAACGAATACACAGCACAAAATCAAGCTAAGCAGACTGGCTATGAGAACCAGTTGGCAGCCAACAAGACAGCATATGACATAGCGAACACAGCGCGTAACCAGATGCAAGACGTCTATGGCAACTACTATTCTCAGATGGCAAATCAGAACAACATAGCTGCACAGAACGCTGCAAATCTTGCAACAGCTACAGCACAGGCACAGAATGCAAACGACACATCTTTCTTAGGGAGAATATTCGGATGATTCCTTTGATCATTGGAGCTGTAAGTACTCTTGCATCTAAGAAACAGCAAGATCAGCCATCTATATCAGATGTGTTCAGTAAGCAGCCGTCACAGATTGACTTGACCAAGAAGGCAAAACAGCAATGGCCTCATTGAGCACAATATTGTCGAAGCTGCACCCAGCTGCTAGGGCTATGCTTCCTAGCACTGAGCAGGTGTTTGCAGATCCCGAGCGTGTTCATGACCCTTTGCAATATGGTAAGTTGAACATATCTGTCCAGCATACGCCTTCAGCTGCAAACTACATGATCCCGTTCATGATGAAAGACTTCGTCTATCCGCAGACACAGCAAGAGCACGACGATCTCTTGAACAGGTACATCTCGACAGCTAGGTTCAATCCGAACTGGCGTCAGATGGGTGAGCAGGCTGAGCGCGAATATGCTAAGTATTCAGACAGAGACAGTGAGCCGCGTCAAGACATATATGCAGCATCTTCAGTCATACAGAACATCGAGTATGACCCGAACAGACAAATTGCTACTTTGCGCATGCGGTGGCAAAGACTATGACTATAACGCTACACCAGATGAGCTGTATGCATTTCTTGCAGCTGGGTCACTTGGCAAAGAGATGAACGCAATAAAGCACGGTAACTCGCACAGTTTGAGGAGACTATGAACTATTTCAATCCGACTATTAGCAACGTGTTCAACTATGCTGACATGGTAAGTCAGATAGAACGACTTAATGACAAGCAGTCTGCTGGATTGCGCAATGCTGTCAACCAGGCAGTCGACGTCTATAAGTTCAAGAAGCTTAGAGACGAACAGAAGAAGAAAGATGCTGAGAAGAAAGCTGAGCAAGAACGTCGTCAAGCTATGTCTGAATCTTGGGCTGACTATTATGACTCTGTTGGTGCAAAGAACACAGACTGGCAGACATATGACGAATATCTAGCAAACACGGGCTACACGCCTATCCAAGAACCAGAAGCATACATGACCACAGATGAGTTCTTAGATGAAGGTGGCCTTGACTCAAACATTGCATATGGTGGACTTGACAGAAGTCCTGTCATAGGCGCTATTCAGCCATATCAGACAGGTGGTCAAGCTGCATTTGAAGCCGCACAGAAAGCAAAGAGAGGGCGCACATGATCTGGAATTGGAAAGACTATATAGATGCTGCAAATCAAGCTGCTGATGAAGTAGCAGCTACTAGCAAGCGCACACCAATCAATGAGCAGATCATGATGTACGATTTGCTGAAGATCGACGAACCTGGTCAGCGCACAGACAAGCTCAGCAACTGGCGTTGGGCAAACGCACAGAATGCACAGAATCAAGCCAAAGACATCGAGACAGCACAGAACGCAGTAGCTAAGCAGATAGACTATGACATCGCACAACAGAACAGAGCACAAGATCGTGAATGGGCACTAGAAGATGCAGCTAGAAATCAAGCATTCTCTAAAGAAAGATTTGACTGGCAAGTCGGCTTGAATCAGTTAGGTGTCGAACGAACAGCAGATGTCTTGCTTAACCAAGACATTCCTGAAACATATCCTGAATTGCTTAGCTACATCGAACGTCTGTCGACTACTGCTGGTGAATCTGCTAAGTACGGTGACACAAAGACTAGAGATGCACTACTTGCAAGAATTGCTGAAATCAGAAACAGCAAACAGTATAAAGCTGCACTTGCTGACTACAGACTTGCTGCGTCAATTACTAGACAGTCAAACGTAAACACTAAGTTACAGCAAGATTACGATCAATTGCTAGGAGGAGACTAAAGGTGTTAGATGATGTCAGAGCGCTGTTTGAGAACACGTCGAATTCGACTAAAAATGAATTCAAGAATCTTGCTGTAAATGACTCTAAGTTCAGAGACGCAGTAATCTATTCACGAGATAAGTTACGGTTCTGCTTACAGACAGCAGAATCCTGAAATTGCTAAGAAGTTTGACAGTCTGTCTGGCAAAGAGAAAGCCGAATATGCAGACTATGTTGCAAAGACACTTAGCAAACATATAGAAGACGAAATCAATAAAGTGACACCATTCACAGATGCTAGCAAGTCTAACCCTAAAGGCGTCAAGGAGAACAAGAACAGACTGCGTTTCTTGCAGAATGCACAGTCTATGCTGCGAGATAACATACAGCCTTTAGAGGGTACACCATATGTGCAGATGTCTGACTATCAGAAGTATAAGTTTGGTCAAGAATTTGGACTGAACTACTTCAATGAATCTGACAGAAAGACACTTGACGAAACAGCTACTAGACTGCAAGAACAGGCTAGAATCAAGCGTGAATTTGAAGCTGACAGAAAGTCTAATCCGTTGATGAACGTAACTAAGGACATATTCACGCCAGCTAGTCAGAATGCTAGACGTCGTGGTGAAGAGCCGACTTTGAGAGACTATGCATTAGATGCAGCAAACATCGCAGCTACTTTCATGCCAGGCGGACTCGGACTAGTCTCTAAGTTTGCAAATGCAAGCAAAGCTGCTAAAGCTGCGCTTGCAGCAGGTGACATCTTAGCAAACACAGCTGCGTCTACAGCTATTGATGCTAGAGACTTGAAAGGTGAAGATGAAGAAATGAATTGGTCAAGAGCTGCTAAGAATATTCCTAAGAACGCAGCACTATCTACTTTTGGTACTGCGGCAGGATCTGCACTGTCTCGTAAAGCTGTTCCAGACTTGGCGAAGACTACGGTCGGACATATAGTTCCAGATGTTGACACTAAGCTTGGCAAACACTTGACCAATGAAGCTATAGAAGCGCGTAAAGCTGTCAAAGACTTCAGCAAGACAGACAAGCTAGATGATGTACTGCATAGCAATGTATATCCGAAAGAAGTCACAGACGAGATCAAGAAATTTGTTAATAGACGTGATCCAGACATGAAGTTGCTAGCTGACTGGGGACTTGACGAATCTAAACTTAGACAACTCATGAGCAATCAACTCAATGCTGACGCATTCGACATAGCAAATGAGACAGTTGCTGCTAAACGTCGTATAAATTCGCGAATCATTAAAGACAGGGCAGCACATGCAAACGATGTGAAGACTGCTGATGACAAGGCATTGGATGCTATGCTGAAAGTCACAGACTATAGACTTAGACAGCCTGATATGCAGAATTTACTTAAAGCCGAGACAGAAGTCGCTATGAAACGAAATGTTCCGTTGACAGACTATCAAGCAATCTATTCTGACACACCTCTTCAGAAAATTGTCGATGAAGGGCTAGTCTATGGCAAAGGTGCTGCGCGCAGCAAGATATATGGACGTGACCGTCAAGATCCAGATGCACCATGGACAGTCTACACAGACCCTGACTATCAGAAAGCAAAGTCGCAGAAAGTGCAGTATGGCCCATATCGTGTCGTGTTTCTTCCTAGCAAGTTTCAACGACAATCTGACAAGTGGGGTGACATATTCGGACTAAAGACAGCAGAAGACAACAAGTCTAAGCGATAAATAACAAAAGGACATAGCTGATGCATGAAATCATAGATAAATTCCTTAAGTTTGAGAAGAAGTCATATCAGTCACTTGAAGACTTGTTCGAACGCATAGAAGATGACAGAGAATTTGCGTTCAGCAACCAGTTCACTGAAGAAGACAAGAAGTTGCTAGGTGAGAAAGCCAACGATCGCAACATGAACATATGCAGGACAGTTGTCAAGTCAATTGTCAACACATACATCACGAACATCTTCAAGCCACAGTTTGCTGACCAGTTGCTGCAAGCCAAAGCTGACATGTTTGTTGACGACCCTGACTCTATGACAGCTTGTGAAGAAGCACTGACCAACTCAGTCACTACAGGCTTAGGTGTGATAGTGTTAAGCACAGACAGACATACGAACGAGCCAATTATGTACAGTCTCGCAGACGTGACACTAGTGCGTCTCGACCCAAACAGCAAGACACTCAATGCTACAGATGCAGAAGAAGCAGCTATCATAGAGCTGCGCAGCAAGAAGTCAGTTGCAAGAGATTACGACGTATCAAATGCATCACTTGACAGGCCAATTGTTGACATCTCGAACGAATATGACTCTGACACATTGGTTCCTGTCGTGACTTACTATGTCAAGACTGACGAAGGTGTCACAGCATACATCTTGGCCGGCAATGAAGTTCTTGACGAAGTGAGTCTTCCGTACAGCTACATCCCTGTCATTCCTGTCTATGGTGAGCGTTACTGGCATGATGACCAACAGACATACACCGGCATAGTCAGCAGTCTTCGTTCGGTGCAGACATTGATCAACTACTGTTACAGACAGCTGATTCTTAGAGCTAGCAAGTCACCGAAGAACACATGGGTGACAGACGCTGAGTCGATCGAGGGCTATGAGAAATACTATCAGAACAGTGACAAGACGCTCAATCCATTGCTGCTGTACAAGTCTATGTCTGACGATGGCACTAGACAGCTGCAGAAGCCTGAACGTCTCAGCAACGACATACAGTTTGCTGACATACAGCAGGTGTTGCAGTCTGCGCTTGCTATGGTGCAGTCGGTGACAGGTGTCGCGTCTATTGGACTTGCTGATGCAGAAGTGAAGACAGCTACAGAAGTCTTGACACAACAGAAGCTGTTTAACTGCAACATCAGATGCTACATCTCGCATCTAAAAGCGTCTCTGCACATAGTCTACTACACGTTTGCTGAAGAAGTAATGAATGAACGTGTCGATCAGTTGAAGCTGACACTTAGAGAAGGCCCTGACTCTGCTTTCGAGCAACAGACGGCACAACTGCAGCTTAATTCGTTTGCAAACTATGTCACAACAGACGAAGACAGACGTAAGCTGCTGCTAGCTCTGTGTGAGACATCTGACAACTCGTATGTCAAGAAGTTTGCACAGAATCTTAGCTATGTTCCGTCAGCTATCGAGCAACAAGCTAACGAAGTCATAGCGCAGGCTGACCAAGAGATCAAGAGTCGTGATGCGCAGATCATTGAATTGCAGCAACGTATCAGAGAGCTTGAACAGAAAGAATATGTCAAGAGCTACAGTCTCGAACAGCAGATGTTGCTCAATGACCAAAAGTTCAACCAAGACAGAGCTATGAAAATCTTAGACGCTAAACTTGACCAGATCAAAACACAGCCGACACTTGACAGAGAGCAGCTAGAAGTGCAGAAGGCTAAGCTGCAAGTCGATCAAGCTGCTGTCGAACTGCAGAAGAAGATTGAGGAGAGATAGATGCAAATCCTGACTACACAGAACGTTCAGTATCTTGACACACAGAGCAGATCTTGCAGCAATGGCTACATCTATGTTCTAGACATCAAGAATCTGACAGAGCTTGACGTGTACACGTTGACAGACAGTCAGTATGTCAAAGCTGCAAATCCGATCAGACTTGACTTGAACGGACGTCCGAACCAGACTTACTTCACAGATGCGCTTGCGTATTGCAGACTCTATGATGCACATGACAATTTCATACGTGAATGGTATGGCTCGTCAAACGTTGATCATGCTGTCAATGACACAGTCGTCTACACAGTAGCAAACTTGCGCAAAGCTGCATTGACACTTGGCACAGTGACTGTCGTTGGCTATTGGAATGAGAGCGATTGTGAAGCTAGAACATACACATGGCAAGCTGACTCAAGTGACACAGCAGACGATGGTCAAGTCATAAAGTCTGATCTGTCTGATACTGGCAGATGGCTGCTGCTGACTGACAGAGCATACATTCCGTGCACTTACTATGGTGTCTATCCTGGTCATGAAGAGAACATGTTGAAGTTTATGTCACGAGCAAACACAGCTTATGGCGTCACTTATCCGACATGCAATTTCTTCATGTCGGGCGCATACGAGACATCTGTTGGACTTGCAACTCTACATCCGGTGTTGCTTGACAGAGACGTCACATTTGCTGCTAGCTATGTGTCAGCACCGTCATTCAAGCTAGTTGGCAAGCAGACGTCTGATCATGCAATCGGCAATCTTAAGACTAAAGCTGCTGTCAGAGCTAGTTGGTACGACACACTAGACGCCATGTTCAGCTCTGGGTCTCTTGACATGACCATTGACGCTGCTAAGAAGATGTCTCAAGACGTTGAGCTCAAGAACGTTGCTATACATGGCAAGCATTATATGACTTACACATGGACAGGCATATTGACACTGAACGACTGTTACATAGACGACGATGTGTTCACCGGTCAAGAGCTGCTCAAGTTTCTGAACATGGACTTTTGTGACTCATATTTCAATGCTGTCAACACATTTGCACTTACGAACATAGCAGCATCGTCTGTCGCACCTTTGCATTCGTTCAAGTCAGCTGACATGTATGTGAATGCACTTGAAGCTTATACAGACGAGACAGTCTACAGACTAGAGCATAGACATGTCAAGTATGCGCACACACTCACCAAAGTGACAGAGATTCATGACTGGCAGAGTAGCGCAGCTATAGAAGTCTCGAACAGTTGCACAATCTATGACTCTCATGCTGCTGCTTTGAACACAGCTGCATCTGTCAATGTGTCTTGCACAGACTGCACATTTGGAACGATTGACGCTAATGCTGACTCGACCTTCACACTGACACGTTGCACAGCAGACATAGACAGCTCTCTACACATCACACAGTTGAACTTGATTAATTCGACACTGACAGGCACAGTTGATGCAGCATACACAGTCTTGACAGCTAGCAACTCGAACATACAGACCATAGCGCAGAGTACAATCTCTTCGTCAAGTGTGTCAGTGACTGCATATGGGTGTGTCATAGGTGCTGCTAGACTTAGCAATGCATCTCTTGACAGCTGCAAGGTGTCTGACATAGTGTTCGACAGCTACACGATCATGACAGGCACACGCGGACAGAACATAGTACTTGACAGCTGCAACATATCGTCTATGTCTTGGTCTGAAAGTTGGTCGAACATTATCTCTACATTCAAGATGCATTGTTGTGCAGTTGACTCACTTACAGCTCCGTTGACATCACTGTTCAGTTCGTTCGCGTGTGACTTGAAGAGCAACAGCACATCATATGAGAATGACTTCGATCTTCAACTAAACACGACATATATGACAGCAACAGAAGATGGCAACTACTATGTCACACCATTACGCTACATGCTCAAGGATGACTTCGTGACACCTGTCAATAAACGCGCAGACACAGTTGCTCAGACGTTGCTGGTGAAGTCAGACTACAGTGTACTAGAAGGCAGCTCGGGTGTCATTGTGGTAAGCTGTCCTGTGACATTTGATGGCAGCAGCATAACAGACTATGCAAAGGCTTGGACATATATCGTAGCTGTGTCTAAGTCTGTTCACGACAGCTACGTCAAGGTAATGATGCGATGACACTCTATCAACTTTGGGATCCGACTGTACAGTTTCAAGCACGTTCAGGTAGCAACCTAGTCAACGGTCAAGTCAAAGTCACTTTCATAGACAGAACTACACTTGCACCTGTGTACGATGCGTCAGGCACAGCTATACAGAATCCTGTGACACTTGACCAGAACGGTCGAGCTGCTTGCTATGCTGACACTGCAAAGATGTACATGCTGCATGTCTACGACTCACATGGCTCGTTGCTCTACACACAGACTATCAGGCCGTTTCCGTATGAGACTACTATCATTCAACAAGCAACTCAACTGTCAAACGATGATGGCTCGATAGCACTCACCGAGACAGCTGACGGATATGACGTTGCTGTGTCTAGTGACTTGCAAGAAGCTGTGACAACGAACACATCTGACATATCTGCACTCAAGACATCTGTTGCTGCTGCTAAGACGGAAGTTGCTGCTGGTGACTATGTGTCTGTGTCTAAGTCACAAGGATCTGCTGGTCAAGATGTCTACACAGTCAGCACAGACGTGAACACAGCAACTTACATCTCTACAGGCGCTGCACAGACAGAAGTCAAAGGTCAGTTCACGGCCAGTCGCACAGACAGCACAGCTAGTCTTTATGATGCTGCGGGCACACGCATAGGCTATCTTGTTCCGGATCTTGGCAAGTCTGGTCAGGTCTTGACATCTACTGGCACAGCGACTACGTGGACAAATGCTGGTGGCTCAGGCTCTTCGAACATTCTCGTCGTGCAGTATGGCTCTCGTTCTTCGCTGTCAGACATGATGCAATACGACACGGTGCTCATGCAGATGAACAACAAGACGTTCTACATGACCGAAGTTAACGCTTCATATGCAACGTTCGTGTCTTCATATCTCATAAATGCTAGTTGGGAGATAGAGACATGCGAATATTATGGTGATGACGTATGGGACAAAGTGCACATTTTGTCATTAAACAAGGT